TTAACAGGCGAGTTTTAAGCCGTTGAGTTGATTGCACTCTTTAACAGCAGCGGCGCGCTGTTGGTCGAGGTAGGTGGCCAGGTCAGTGATGTGGATCCCTTTCGCCGATTTCTGGCTCGGCTCCAGTCGGGTGATCGGGATTTTGATCTGACCGCTCATCACTTTTCGCTGGAACATATCTGGCGTCAGGTGAGTGAAGTAGTCCCTGCAGACTTGCTCCAGGGGGATGATGGCCTGGCCGTTGTATTGGGCCATCAGGATAAATGCAGTGTTCATGCGGCCTCCTGGACTACTGCAAATTGATCTTGATGTGCATCGCAGAGTCCGTAGGCGCTGGAACAGGCCGTCGCATCTGTTGCGATCATCAAGTCGTACTGGATGCCGCCTCGGGCTGTCTTCGACCACTCGACGGCTTGGCGGATGCTGGCGATTTCCATCACCTCGACTGCGCTCATGTTGGCGATTGATCCTTTTGGGTGTTTTGCGTTGGAGCCAGCAAAGAACGTGGCTGCCCCGCGCTTGCTGGCCTGTTGAGTGATTCGCTCCCAGCGATCAATGCGGTCGATTACTTCAGGGAATCGCAAGGCTATTTCGCGCAGTTCGTCCTTACGGCAGTTGATGCAGGGCATACAGCCCACACGGCCCATGCCCTGGGAGTACAGCGGGTTTGGCTTGATGCCCATGTATCGATGAGCCTCGAAGACCGCTGGAATGTCCCACTTCAAGATCGGCCGATAGTTGAATAGGCCGCCACCTACTTCATCGCACTCGGGCAAGTAACGCCGGTTGAGCGATTCGTCGGCACGCACACCCTGCCAACTCATGATCATGTCGCCGCTGCCCAACATCGGCATCACAAGCTGCTCAAGCATTGGGTCCCGTTTCAGCTCCATGGTGCAGAATTGCGCCTTGCGGCTTGGGAACCGACCTTTCCATATACAGAGGTCGAGGAACGGATTGCCGGTTGGTTGCAGCACATTCAGAGCGGCCAGCACCACTGACTCGTCGACACCTTGCTCGCGCCATTTGGTTTCGATGAACCGCCGCTTACCTTCGATGCGCTGGGTGAAGTCGGCGCGCACACGGGTGATCTTGGTGTGGGTGGCTTGCTCCAGGTAGTCGAGATATTCGTAAGTCTGTTCGTGCTCGTTACCTGTATCGGCAAAGACTGCTTGCAGGTTCGGTACTTCCAGGGCAATGGCGACCAGTAGGGTGGCGGTGCTGTCCTTCCCGCCACTGACGCTCACGACGTTATGTACGTTCATCGCTGGCCTCCTGTTGTGGGTACTTATACCCCACGACAGGCTGCGCGGGCGGGCGATCCTGAGCGTTTAGCGTTGCATCAGCGAGCGCTGCCCCGCGCAGCTTTTCGTGGGGTATAAGTGCCTCGGCAGTGGCACTGAAAGGGGCGATAATGCCTGCTGCTGCGCAGCAGAGACTGTTTTTTACAGGCGTGTCGATCCCACTGTCGAAGCGGAGTAAAGCGGCCTGCACTTGCATTCGGTCCTGTGAGTGCTTCATGCCGCTTTCCTCCGATGTTCGATAGCGAGTTGATCCATCAGACGCTGGTGGAACGTGAGCCGGGCTTCGGTGGCGGACCATGGGCGGATGGTTTCAACCATAGGTTCAATGCCGATCAAACAATCCCAGTTGGCCGGATCGGTTGGCATGAGGTCGCGGCGTTCGGTAGCTAGTGCAATCAGGTCGGCCTGGCGAACACAAGCGGGCAGTTCGGGAGGGATGTCGAAGCGCTCACAGACGCGCAGCCAGGTCCAGTCTTCAACGTCCTGGTAGGCGTGCATCCATTGTTTGAGGGGGCGTGTCATGTCGCCCAAGTAGGCCTCGGTAGCATCGTGGAGCAAGGCTGCGAGTTTGTGTTCTTCCGGCACCAACTCGGCGACGATGCAGCTGTGTTGGGCGACGCTATAGAACTCGCGTGTGTGGCCATTGAAGCGGCACAGGTGTGCGAGCGAATGGGCGATGTCTCGTGGATCGATCATGTTGGCGTCGGGCTCGAACAGGTCAAAGTGCTTGCCCGTATGGGTCAGGATGCAGTTCATGCAGCCTCCTTGGTCAGATCGGCCAGCAGGAGCGCGCTCTTGGTGTCTTTGTGCAGTTTGCGCAGGACATTGTTGCCAATCAGCGCACCCAGCTGCCGATCGAACTCTTTGCGAAAACGCGTCAACTCACGCAATTCGTTGAGGGTTTTTGTGTGTTGATGCTGGAGTGAACCAGCTGCCTCCGGAGTTAGGCGTAGCAATGGGATTGGGCTGCTCATGCTGCGTGCTCCGGTGCTTTGGGCTCGATTTGGGCTGCCAGGCTCAAGGCTTTTTCGCGCAGTCTCAGTGTTTCCTTTATCTGGTCTTTGGCTGTCGGAAAGGCACTGAAGGTCTGGGCAGCAATTCGCAGCTTGTCAGCAATGGCCAATAGGGTTCGGTGACCGTCGATTCCGAGCGTGTCCTTGAGTTTCTTGCAGTGCGAGGCCAGCTGCTTATGGTCGGTACGAATGAACTGAAGGGATGCTTCAAGTTCGCTGATGATTTCGGCGTTCGCGGCTTGCTGAGTAATCACGCCTTCTTCTCGACCCTCGAGGCGGCCATCGGCCAAGCCTCCTCGGTAGCCGATCCAGTAGAAGAGGACGGCCGCGATGATGACGCTGGCCATTGCGCAGATTTGAAGTGCGGTCATGTGGTGTGCTCCATAGGGCTGGTGGTGGCAGCCGTTTGATTTACTCGGTTGGCTCGTCTTGCGGTCGCGGCATCTCTGCATCCGCCTTGTAGGCGCGGATGTCGATCAGAGAGGCAACGTGCCGGATGTGCGCGTACTTTGGTGCCTTGCGACTGGTGTCCAGGGTGGTTATGGGGAGCTGGATTCGGCCGCTGTTGATCTCCGTGACAAACGACTGCTCGTTGAGGTTGCGGAAGTACTGTTCGCGCACTTTCTCCAGTGGAATTAGTACGTCACCGAAAATGCGGTAGAGCAGCTCTACGGTCGCCGACTCAGGTGCGAGTTGCAGTCGGAGTGGCGTTTGGCCTGTGTTAGTCATTGGCTTGCTGAGCCTCCTTGCGTTGTGATCTTGCCGGGTGGTTCCAGGCGTTCAGGCAGTGGCGTTTGGTCAGCTCCCGCAGATGTTCCGGCACTTCGAGGAGCGCGGCATTGCGCTCCTCGCGTGTACGCATGGCGACGATCTGGCGGGCGTATTCCCTAGGCCACGTCACGGTTGTCGGCCGGAATGGCGGGCAGTTCGAGCCCCAGCTGTTCGGCCAGCCAGCGCATGCCGGCTTGCCGGACCTTGGTCGACTGGCTGTATTGCATGCCAGCGGTTTCGTGATACCAGGTGCCGTCTTTGATCCGCAGGTACTCGCGGTCGCGAACCGGGAATGCCGGCAGGCGGCGGTCGTTGATAAGGCCTTTCTCGCGCATGAGCGCGATCAGTTTGGGTCGAGTGATGCCGAAGTACTTCGCGGCTTTTTCCAGGCTACGTTCCATCTCGGCCTCCTAGGCTGCATGCGCGGTGGGAGTCGCCACGGCAGCCAGGTGGTTGATGGATTCGGCCACTTGCTCGTAAATCTCGGCATCGCTACCGCACACGGTGAAGCACTTTGTGCGCGGACGTTTCACGCCGATACTCATGATGGTGGTGACGCCTGGACGGGTCTGTGTGCGATGGATGGCGACGTGGATGGGGAGATCGAAACCCATGTCGAGGCTCAACGCGCCGCCGGTGCGTACAAGCTCGAACACTCTCTGCCTGTTCTCGATATCAAACCGAGCATATTGGCGACTTGCATGCGGAAGCGTCAGAAGATCGGCCGTATTGCTGGGGTCTGCCGGACCGTTAGCAATTTCTTCAATGAAGTCGGCTAGCTTCAGATGCATCTTTTTTTCGTTCTTCAAGGTCAGCGAGTGGCGTTCGCTGCCGAGTTCGACCGTGAAATAGGTATCAGATGGATTGCGCTCCACCTTCAGACGGAACGTCAGTGCTTCACGCTTAGGAGTCGACCGCAGGACGTGGCTGAAGGTCTCGGTTAGGTTGACCTGGGCGTTCAGCAGCTGCAGGGTGCGATTGTCGATCTTGAACTTGCTCATGCTGCCTGCCCTCCGCCATTCGGATCGAAGGGGGCGGGCTGGTAGCTTTTAGCGACAAGTTTGGGTTTGTTGTTGTGGATGATGATCAGGCAGCCGGTGGTGGATTGCAGCTGCTCGATCAGTTTCCGATTGCTGGTGCACGCCGGATGGACGTGCAGGGTGGCTGTGGTGTGCATGGTATTGTCTCGCTCTGTGGTGGAAGAGTGAGGCGAATATCAACCATTGGTTTAATCGTGTCAACAACTGTCGGGTGATGTTTTGTGTCTTTCTGGTCGAGCTGTAGAAAAAGGGAAGGTCTCATTCAGGGGTAAAGGTGCCGATGACTTTCCCACAAATCTGCATTTCTTCGGTGAGTTCGATGATCGGATACTGCGGGTTGATAGGCTTTAGATAGTGCTTCCCTGCGTCCTGCACTAAGACTTTGAACGTCGCCTCGTTGGTGCTAGGTAGTGTTGCTATGACTCGGTCACCGTTGTTTACCGCTAGCTCCGGGTCGACAAAGATTACAGAGCCTGCAGGATAACTTCTCCCCGGACCGGTGTTGGTCATGGAGTCCCCAACGACGCGCAATGCATAGCCAGATTTGCTGATATTGACCGGGCAAGGGAGCCAAAGCTCTGCATCGAAAGACTCAACGCTCGCGCCCATTTCGCACCATGAACCGGCTTGAACCCACGAAATTAGCGGAACCTTGCCCATTTTGTGGTCGGTAATCCTCACTGCGTCTACATTGCTTTCCGGGCTTCTAGGGGGCACTCCATCGGGGAAAACAGGCATTACGCCATGCTCAAGCCATTCTCTGCGTACACCCAACCAATCAGATAATGCCGTGAGGCTATCGACCTCTGGCATAGCTGCACCATTTAGCCATTTGCTGACCGCCTGAGGCGTTTTTTCGACCCCTTCGGCCTTCAGTTTCTTGAGGACGTCAGCACCTCTCCCATGCTTCCGAACGTTATTAGCGTCAAGGGCGGCGTGGAGCCTTTCGGCAAACATGAGTCGCAAATTTTCTTTATCAATCATGAGTTGATGATCACATAGAAGTTGCTAATCCGTCAGTTGAACTTTACTATCAACCAACAGTTTAATAGAGGGCCAAAAAATTGAACCCGTCAGACTTTCCAAATGCCATCGCGTTCGCTTTTGAAGCTGTAGGGGGCATAGGTGCTGCCGCCAAAGTGTGCAACCGGAGCTACCAGGCACTGAACAAATGGCGTCTGGCATCCAGCCTGCCGCGAACTGATTACACCGGTGAAACTCAGTACGCCGCGCTTTTGGCGATTGCTGCGAAGAAAAAGGGCAATGAATTTGATGCCGCTTGGTTGCTCCATGCGTCGACCCCACAAAAAACTGCTGCATAGATAGAAAAAAGGCGACCCAAAGGCCGCCCAGTTCCTCCCGGCACGCACCACCACAGCGCTGTCGGGTCGCGGTAAAGAAAGGCGGGCACACCACATGCTAACCACCTCTCTTTATCGCGCTTTTCCAAGGCACGGATGCCTTGGTGTTGCTGCCTTTTCCACCACAGATCGGGCAGCTGTTGCGCCAGAGGTGAACGACGGATCGTTTGCCTCGGCACGGTGCCGGTGTCGATCCTGAAGATCTAGCTGGCGTTTGGGCCCTTTCAAGCCACGCGGCAAATGTATCACCACTGCACGCCGCGCGGCACTGGCAACTTTCAAGGATTAATGCCATGAGCCGAATCGCTCTGAGTTGTATCGAACGGGCGCAGCGGGAAGTCCTGCCGCTCGATCTAGCGCTTTACCATGCTGCCAGGGACTACCCTGGTGGCGCCGCTGCAATTGCCGTCACCACCGGCAGAAACCCCACCACGCTGCAGCACAAACTCTCTCCCACCCATCCCAGTCACTCTGTGAACATCCAGGAGTTTGGCGAAATTCTCGAACTGACCAAGGATCGCCGCATTCTCGATGCAGTGCATGCGCTAGTCGGCGATACGACTTGGCAGGAGTTGGCCGAGGCCTATACCAACGACATGCCTGAGACGTTGACGACTGGCATTGCAGAGTACTTCAGGCAGGTCGCCGATTTGGCGGATACCTGGGCCAAAAGCATCGGTGATGGCGTGGTAAATGATCGCGAACTGGCCGAGATTCGCCTGCAGGTGTTTCGCGGCATTCAAGGGCTTCTGGGGATGTTCAACCGAGCCACGTACGTCAATCAGACAACGCGGGTGGCTGACCATGGCTGATATTGCTGATTTTGCGAATGACTTGGTTCAAGAGCGCCTTGATCAAGCCCTCGCGGCACGCAACGCCGCTAAGCCTGTGTTGGCAGCGCATTCTTTCCTGTTCTGCGTAAGTTGCGACGATCCGATTCCGGAGGCTCGCCGACTTGCCCTGTTGGGTTGCGATCTGTGTGTTATTTGCCAGTCCGTTGTTGAATCGCGGAAGGCCCGCCATGCTCGATGAGGTATTGGGGCAATTCGCAGACTACGGCCTCGAACCCGAGCAACCGTTGGTATTCGGCAAACTGACCCGCTGCAAAACCTCCCAGGACAAGGGCAAGGAAAAGAACGGCTGGTATGTAGTCCATGAGCACCGGACCGAGAAAAACGAAACGCTGATCTTCGGCAGCTTCGGTGACTGGCGTTCCGGCGAAACCCAAAAAATTAAGGTCAAGGCCGGACGTATGAGTCCCGAAGAGCGCGAAGTTATGCGCGCTCGTCAGGAAGAGGCAAAGCGCAAGGCTGCTGAGATCGCAGCCAACGCTGCACGGCGAGCGGCCAACCGTGCTGCAGGTCTGTTCAAACGCATGCCTGAGAAGGGCAAAAGTGCTTATCTGGATCGAAAGCAGATTGTCGGCTTCAAGGTTCGTTATGCGCCCCGTACCGGCGCATTTTTAGTGCCTATGTGTAACGTGCGGGATCAGATTGTCGGTCTGCAGGTGATCTTTCCGGCAAAGCAAGAAGACACCGGGCGCGACAAGGCTTACTGGCCTTACGGCATGTCGAAAGAGGGCGCCTTCCATTTGATTGGCCCGCACCCTGAACCCGGTGAGCCGGTGCTGGTGTGTGAGGGCTACGCCACGGGTGCCAGCTTGCACATGGCGACGTCGCTGACGGTCGCAATCGCGTTCGACGCGGGCAACTTACTCCCGGTCTCCAAGGCCATGCGCGAGCGTTTCCCCGGTTGTCCGCTGATTCTCTGTCGGGACGATGATTGGAAAACCAAACGCCCCAATGGTGAGCCTTGGAATCCCGGGGAAGAGAAAGCCAACAACGCAGCGTTGATCGTCGGTGGTCAGGTGGTCGCACCTGTCTTCTCGGGTGAGCGTGAGACCAAGTGGACCGACTTCAACGACCTGCACGTTGCCGAAGGTTTGGAGGCTGTCCGTCGCCAGGTGTTGGCGGTGGTCAAGCCTCCTGCAGCTGGTGGCTGGAAGGATCAACTGGCCCGCACCGAAAACGGCTCCCTGATTGCGCACATGCAGAATGTCGAGCTGATCCTGGGCAACGACGAGCGCTGGGCCGGCGTGATCGGTTACAGCGTGTTCAGCTCCAAAATCGTCAAACTGCGATCCGCACCCTTTGGCGGTGGTGCCGGCGATTGGGCCGACATCGATGACATGCGGGTGATGAAATGGCTCGCACAGCAATACAACTTGCGGGTTAAAGCGTCCCATGTGATCGAAGCGGTTAGCGTGGTTGCCCACGACCATGCTTTTCACCCGGTGCGCGAGTACCTGGAGAAGCTTGAGTGGGACCGCGTGCCTAGGCTGGAAAGCTGGTTGACCGATGTACTGGGCGTCCAGGCCAGTGAGTATTCTGCCAAAGTTGGCAAGCGCTGGCCGATCTCGGCTGTGGCTCGGGTGATGCGCCCAGGCTGTAAGGCTGACTCGGTGATGATTCTCGAAGGCGGGCAGGGTGAAGGTAAGTCCACCGCCATGGGCATTCTCGGCGGCGAGTGGTTTATGGACACGCCTTTTGCCCTCGGCGACAAGGACAGTTTTCAGGCAATTCGCGGCAAGTGGATTGTCGAGCTGGGGGAACTGGACAGTTTCAACAAGGCTGAGAGCACCAAGGCCAAACAGTTCTTCTCGGCGTCCACCGACACCTACCGCGAGAGCTACGGCCGCAGAACAAACGATGTGCCACGCCAGTGTGTGTTCGTGGGTACCACCAACCAAGAGGAATACCTCAAGGACGCCACCGGCAACCGGCGTTACTGGCCGGTGTTCTGTAACAAGGTCGACCTGGAAAAACTGCGCGAGATCCGTGAGCAGCTGTGGGCTGAAGCGGTGTTCTGCTTCGAGGCTGGCGATATCTGGTGGGTAACGAAGGATGAGTCATGGATGTTCGCCGAGGCACAGGACGAACGCTTTGTTGTGGATGAGTGGGAAGGGCCAATCCTGACCTGGTTGGAGGAATCGCAGCTCGGCGAAACCGCCACCGGCAACGAGATTTTGACCCAGGCTCTCAAGCTCGATTTCGGCCACTGGGGCAAGCCTGAACAAATGCGAGTCGGCGCGATCATGCACCGGCTGGGCTGGCGTAAGAAGCGTATGCCGGCGTTGGCAAAAAGCGGTGTCCGTCAGTGGGCCTATCAGAAGCCCGAAACGTGGGGGCGTGTGTCTGCATTGCAGCAGACGATGGTAGAGGAGCCTTGCTTTGATTAAGCGAATCGATGAGATGCTCAAGCTCTGGGCGCAGGATCTGCACTCGCCGATTCCTGAAACCTATGGCGGAGCGAGTGGAGGCAACATGATTGCCATGCTGATGGAGTGCAAGGGGGAGCTGATACGTGGCACGCGGGGAAGTCGGGTGCTGTTGGATGAGTCGGCGGATATTGAGCTGATCGTCAACAAGCATTTGCCGGCGCAGCTATCGCTGGTGGTGTGGGAGCACTACTGCAACCACGAAAGCTTTCTGTCGCAGAAGTACACCCACTGCGGTTGCAGTCGCGATACCTATTATCAGCGACTGCATGAAGCGCACCTTCACATCGCAGGTCTGTTGCTGGGGAAAGCTGCATGACCCCTAGCGTCACTCCGCATACCCTTGTCCTACTGTCCGGCCTTGTCCTACTGCCATTTAATGCGGTCGGACAAGTGCAGGCCGCGCCGTTGCTGGGCTGTCCTACTGTCCAACCTTTGCCCGCACCATGCACACGTAAGCATAGCGGGCACGTAGTCGCGCCCATGGCGCGCACGCGTGCTTTTAGCTTTCTCTCCATACACAAGGAAAAGTTAAATAAGGTAGGACAGTAGGGCAGAGCCCCGAATTTAAGGGGCTGTGGCTGTCCTACTTCGACTCTGAATGGTAGGACAGGTAGGACGGGACTACAGAAGCGATAGCCGAGGTGTTGTATTCGCCGACATTCGCTAGGCGTTCACCTTGCGTTACCCACTTATTCACCGGGTGGCATTAAAGTGGGGTTGCTGCCACCGGAATCCACCTGTAAAAAGTACCCATCTTCGATAGGTGCGACCGCAGAGAGCGGCAGGCACCACACACCAAACCCGGCCCTTGTGCCGGGTTTTTGCGTTTATGGAGTAGGGCGATGACGAACGAGCAGCAAGCGCTGGCAGAGATGCCAATCTGGTTAGTGATCGTCCTGGCCCTGGTCGGCGGCGTGTCGGGTGAGATGTGGCGGGCGGACAAGGATGGGGCACGAGGCTGGGTGTTGTTACGGCGCCTGGCCCTGCGGTCTGGTGCCTGTATCGTCTGCGGCGTGTCGGCCATGATGCTGATGATCGGCGCCGGCATGACGATCTGGACGGCGGGGGCCTTGGGTTGCCTGACTGCGATGGCCGGGGCCGATGTCGCCATCGGCCTATACGAGCGATGGGCCGCCAAACGTATTGGCGTTAGCGAGTCGTCCGCCACTGGCGGCGAACCAGGGCAATGATGCGGCTTGAGATGCGCGACAACATCGACAAGATCGTGAAGGGCATGCGAGGGCTCAGTCGCAACAAGGTGCCAACTGCTGCGGCCAAGGCGTTGACCTTCACTGCTGAACGAGTGCAGATCGCGGAGAAGGCCGAGATTGCCCGTGTGTTTGATCGTCCTACCCGCTGGACGTTGAACTCGATTTACAAGCGAAGTGCCACGGCCACCCGATTGTTCGCCCGCGTGTGGGTCAAGGATGAAGCCAGCTCGGGCGTTGCGGCCTCGAAGTACTTGCCGGTGCATATGGATGGCGGCAATCGTCCGCACAAGCGGTTCGAAAAGGCGCTGATCCACTATGGCCTGATGCCTGCCGACATGTACGCGGTACCAGGTCGACGGGCTCGAATGGATGGCAACGGCAACATCAGCCGGGGCCAGATCGTCCAGATACTGTCAGCGCTTGGCGCTGCCGAGCGTGTATCAGGCTTCATGGCCAACCGCACGGCGCGGAGTAAACGTCGCAATCGCAATGCTCCTGACTACTTCGCTGGTCGGCCGGGCAATGGCACAGGCCCATTGGGTATCTGGCAACGCATTGGCAACGGTGCGCGCCCCATCCTGATCTTCGTTAAGCGTCCGACCTATCGTCGTCGCTTCTACTTCTACGGTGTGGCCAACCGCGTCGCCGCTGCCGAGTTCGAACCGCTGTTTCGCCGGGCATTGGCCCGCGAGATGGCTCGCGACTGAGGCCTTCGTCGATTTTCAGCGTTTTCTCCCGATTTTGGGGCGATTCAGCAACGGATCGAGGCCTCATCCCCTTTTTCAATGGGTCCTTTCGGCGATCTGGGGAAATGGGGTAATTCGAACCCCGATCTTTTTGCAGATTCAACCCGACATAGGGGGTTCCGCTTCCTAGTCCAGTCCATGGAGACGAGCATGCCAACGCAACGTGAAATCGCTGATCACCTGGACATGAGTGAGCGAAACGCTCGCGACGTGCTGAAGGGGATAGGCATCAGCGATTGGCAATCGGCCAGCCTGGACGAAATCCGGATTGCTTACATCCGCGACTTGCGCGCGAAAGCAGCTGGGCGCGGAGGCAGCCAACTGGAAGAACTGAATGCGGTGCGGATCGATGAAGGCAGGGTCAAGGCCGCGAATGGCCGCTTGCTGTACCACGAAAAATTGCGGTCGCTGATTCCCAGCATGGAAGCGGAACGCGTGCTGGCCGATTGGGCCGGCTTTGCCAACCGGGAGTACCTGGGCGGCGTCGAACGACTTATTCAGGAAATCGAGAACGTGCAGAAACTCACGGTAGATCGATCTGTGGTGGCCAAAGTTGCTGGACCTACAACCGAGCGAATTGCAGGCTACGCGCGAAAACTTGGCGCGGAGCTTGTCGGCAGCAGCGGGGAAATTCAACCCGCCGCGTGACGTGCCGACAGCGGAGTACTTGAGCACCAAGTTTTACCTGCCCGCTGAAAGCGGGGTGCTGCATGGCCTCTACGACTTCCATTACACGCCATATTTCCTCGGTGTCGCCGCCGCGCTGGACGATCCGCGTGTCAGCGAAGTGGACCTGATGAAGGCCGCGCAGATCGGCTGGACCTGGTTCCTGATCGGCTACCTGTTCAAGTTCGTCCAGTTCCTGCCTCGGCCAATCATGATCCTGTTCGCCAAGGAGAAGGACGGGAAAAACTTCCACGATGAGAAGCTCAAGCACGGCGTGACGGCGAACACCGAGATCAACAAGTTGATGCCGGTCGATACCAGCCGCACCTCCGGCAACCGCTGGGACCACAAAAGCTTCCCTGGTGGCTTCCTCAAATTGGTGGCGTCGAACTCGCCCGGCAACGTCAAGTCGACCTCGTCCGTGGGGTTGTCGGTGGTCGAGGAGCCCGACGACACCAGCGACGACGTGAAGGGGCAGGGGGATGCGATCGCCCTGCTCGAAGAGCGCGGAAAACGTTACCCCGGCTCGAAAATGTTGGTCGGCGGAACACCAGCGATCAAGGGCGCGAGCAAGACCGAAGCGCGGTTGGCGCAGACCGATTGCCGGGTATTGCCGGTCATCTGCCATACCTGCGGCCAAGCCCATGTGCTGGACTTTGCTCACATCAAGTACCTGGACATTGCCGAGGGAGCCGAGCCGCACGAAATCTATGGCCGTGCGGATCCTGAGACCGCCGGTTACGCCTGTCCGCACTGCGGGGAAATTTGGGACGACTACCAGCGCAAAGAGAACATCCGCAACACGGTGTTCAATGCGGTCGAGGCGGGTGATCCGTACTGCGGTTGGGTACCGACCAAGCCCTTTGCCGGACGTGCCGGCTTCATCGAGCTCAACGAACTTTATGCCTGCCTGCCCGGTACCAGCCTGGCGGACATCGTGCGTGAACAACTCAACGCCGAGCACCGGGCGGAGATGGGCGACCTCTCGCTACTGATCAAGTTCGTCAACCAGAAACAGGGGCGCGCCTACGAGTACAAATCGGATCTGCCCGAAGCCGACAAACTGGCGGAGCGGGCTGAAGACTATCCCGAGCTGTTTGTCCCCATGGGCGGACTGGTCCTGACGGCCGGCGTCGACGTACAGCACGACCGGTTGGCAATCATCATCCGCGCATGGGGGCGGGGCGAGGAGTCCTGGTTGGTTTACTGGGGCGAAATTCACGGTCAGGTAGTGTTGCCGGATCAGGGCGTCTGGCTTGACCTGGAGAAGCTGTTGTTTGCTCCGATTGCCCACGCTTGCGGCGCCAAGTTGAAGGTGCTGGCTGTTTCGCTGGACACCTCCGATGGCACCACCACCCAGGATGCAGCGTATTCGTTTTGCCGCAAGCATCAGCAACGCGGAGTGATGGCGATCAAGGGGGCGAGTGAACGAGGCAACACACGTGACGATGAGCGCAAGGAAATTTTCAGCGCGCCTCGGCAGGGCGTGGATACCGACAAAGAACAAAAGGCGTCGAAGTACGGCCTCCGTCCTTACATCGTCGGCACGTCACGGGCCAAGGATCTGTGGATCGAAGGTCGGCTGCCGCTGACCGGCGATGGTCCTGGCCGGATGCATTTCTACAAGACGGTGCGGCCGGATTACTTCCGGCAGATCACCGCCGAAGTGAAGGCTCCCAGCCGGCGACATCACTACCGCAAAGTCTGGCAGAAAAAGGCCGGGGAACCGAACGAAGGGACGGACTGCGAAACCTATGCGCTGCATGCGGCCCGGTCGTTGAAAACGCACCTGTTGAATGAGCACGACTGGGCGGCATTGGACGCTCAAATCCGGCAGGGCGGATTGTTCGATTCGTCACCAGCGGAGCCTGAGTCCGAGCAGGATACCGAGCCCCAAACGGCACCGGAAAAACCGGCACCCACACCACCCGCTGAACCCACCGAACTCCCGCCTTCTGGCGGGAGAGTTGTTTCTGGGCGCCGCAGCGCAATGCGCGTGCTCTCCCAACGCAGGAATTAAATATGGCCATCACACTGGAACAAGCGCAGAACCAGCTACAGGCCTGGCTCGATGCGAGCCTCAAGGTCAGCCAGAAACAGAGTTACCGCATCGGTACTCGCCAGCTGAACTATGCCGACGCGGCGGAGATCACCCGGATGATCGATTACTGGCAGGGGCAGGTTGATCGTCTGGCCAGTGGTCGCCCTCGCGGTATTGTCCTGCGCGGGATCACCCCGTTATGAGTCGCACGCCGAAGTTGCCTGAGCCCACGTTGTTGGATCGGGCCATCAGCTGGCTCAGCCCCGAAAGCGGCGCCAAGCGTATGCAGGCGCGCATGACCATGACGGCGCTGGGAGGTTACAGCGGCGCCTCCAAGCGCAAGCGCTCGCTCAGTGCCTGGCACGCGTCGGCGGGGAGTGCCGCTGCAGATCTGCTTCCGGATCTGCCGACGCTACGGGAGCGATGCCGAGATCTGGAGCGTAACAACCCCATCGGCGGCGGTGCGATCAACACGGTCACCACCAAGACGGTAGGCACCGGCCTGGCACTCAAGTCGGTGGTCAATCGGCAGATCCTCGGCTGGGATGAGGATACTGCCCGCGAATGGCAGCGCAACACCGAGTCGTTGTTCAAGTCCTGGGCGGAAACCACAGCGTGCGACATCACCCGCGAACAAAACTTCTACGGGCTTCAGGATCTGGCCTGGCGTTCAGTGCTCAGCAGCGGGGACGTGTTTCCGCTGCTGACGCACAAGGAACGGCCGGGACAGCACTATTCGGCCTGTATCCAGTTGATCGAGGCCGACCGGATCTGCAATCCGCAGGGCAAAGCCGACACGGAAACGCTCACCGCCGGAATTGAACGTGATGCGGACGGTGAACCGATCAAGGCGCACATCCTGCGCAGCCACCCCGGCGCATTGGGTGTGAAAGAGCGGGTGTGGGATGAGCGACCATTCTTCAATGAGCGGGGTGGGCGGGCGCTGCTGCATCTCTATCGGCGCCGACGTGTGGGTCAACCGCGCGGCGTGCCGTACCTCACTCCGGTGATCGAGAAACTCAAGCAGCTCGACCGCTACACCGATGCGGAGCTGGAAGCCGCTGTGGTGTCGGCGTTTTTCGCGGTGTTTATCAAGCCCGGGAACGGCGGCCAGCTCAGCCCGTTGGCTTCGGCTGCGACCGGCAACACCCCCGTGGGTGGTGATCGTCCGGCCGGTCGTGAGTCCGGTGGGTGGGACGGTTCACTCAGCGGCGGCATTGTCGCCGAGCTGGACGACGGCGCCTCGATCGACACCGCCGCGCCGGGCCGTCCCAACCTGGCATTCGATCCGTTCGTGTTGGCGATGTTGCGGCAGATCGGCATGGCGCTGGAGCTGCCGTATGAGGTGTTGATCAAGCATTTCACCGCCAGCTACACCGCCGCCCGTGCGGCGGTGATGGAGGCCTGGCAGTTCATCCGCGGTTGTCGCGACTTTCTTGGCACCGGCTTCTGCCAACCGGTGTACGAGCACTGGCTGGAAGAAGCGGTCGCTCAGGGTGATGTCGATGCCCCCGGCTTTTTCGACCACCCGCTGTTGCGTTATGCCTACTGCGGCTCGCTCTGGGTGGGTGATGGCCCCGGCACGGTGGACCCGCTCAAGGACATCAACGCGGCCAAGGGCCGTGTCGATCTCGGCGTCAGCACCTTGGCCAAGGAATCGATGCTCTACGACGGCAGCGACTGGGAAGAAAACCACGAGCAGCGCGCCCTGGAGGTGAAGCGCCGGATGGAGGATGGCCTGTCTACAACGCCGGCCTCACAGCCTGAAGATCAGCTGCCGCCAAACCCTGACTTACCCGAACGGACCTGACCATGACCGATAAACCCACTGATGCGCCACCCGTGCATCGGGTGACGGCGTTCGACCTGGTGTCGCGTGAACCCTGGGCCATCACCCCGGATATGCTCAACACCATCGCCGCCATCGCCCGGCGCGAACATGAAGGCCCCGAGGCCGTGGAGGCCCGCCAAGGGCGGCCCTTGCAGAACAGCCGGACGGTGACCCAGCGCGGCAACGTGGCGTTGGTGCCGGTCACTGGGCCGGTCTTTCGTTACGCGAACCTGTTCACCGCGTTGTCCGGTGCGACCTCGCTCGACGTATTGGCGAAGGACTTCACCACGGCGGTGGATGACCCACGTACCGAAAGCATCATCCTGGTGATGGACACCCCCGGCGGGCAAGCCAGCGGCATCGCCGAGTTCGCGCAGATGATCCGCGCCTCTCCCAAGCGGGTGGTCGCGTACGTGTCGGGCAATGCCGCCAGTGCGGGCTACTGGATGGCCTCGGCGGCGCACGAAATTGTGATGAGCCGCACCGGTGGGGTCGGCTCCATCGGCGCCGTGCTCAACATCCGGGCCAATAAGGACGACGGCAGCCTGGAGATTGTCAGCAGCCAGAGCCCCAACAAGCGTCCGGACTTTACGACCGAACAGGGTCGGGCGGTCGTGCAAAGCCATGTCGATCGCTTGGCCGGCATCTTCATCGAAGACGTTGCGAATTATCGCGGCGTGACCGTCGACGACGTCCTCGCCGATTTCGGCCAGGGCGACATGCGCATTGGCTCTGACGCCGTGGCGTTGGGCATGGCCGACCGCGAATCCACCCTGGAAAACCTGATCGCCGAACTTAACGGCGGCAACTTTGGAGACCGCTCAATGAGCACCCCTAACACCAGTAAGCCCAACGATAGCGACAAGCCGCCGGTCATCGATCGCGACTACCTGGCCGCCAACCATGCCGAGTTGCTCGCGACATTGGAGCACGACGCGCACGCGGCTGGTGCGCGCGCCGAGTGTGATCGCATCAAGGGTGTCGAGGCCGCCGCGTTGCCAGGCCATGAAGAGCTGATCGCCACTCTCAAGTTCGATGGCGTGACCAGCGGCCCAGAGGCCTCCGCCCAGGTGATCGCGGCGGAGCGGGCCAAGCGCAGCAATGCCCTGGCCACGTTGCGCAGCGATGCCCCGGCACCGGTGCCAAACGCTCCTGCTCCCGCGCCGGAGCCGGCCGTAAAAACCAGTGAGGATCCGGATGCGCCGCTGGAAGAACGCGCCAAGGCGACCTGGGACAGCGACAAGGAAGTGCGTGCCGAGTTCGGCACCTTCGAGGCCTATCACGGTTATCGCCGGGCCGAGGACAAAGGCCTGATCAAGGTCCTGAAAAAGTAACTCTGTATTTAACCCTCACCCCCTCGGCTTTGGAGAACACCCATGCCTCTTACCCTCGACACCCCGCGCTCCTATGAGATCGGGGATATCAATGAATTGCCCGTTGCTGCGGCCACGCAGATCTTTGAAGGCGCAGCGGTCGGTATCAACTCGGCGAACGGGTTAGCTCGTCCTTTGGCCGCCGGTGATCTGTTTGCCGGTTTCGCTGATCGCAATGCCGACAATCGCCAGGGCGCCGCTGCTGCCCTACGTGTGCGCCTGCGTGAAGCCGGCAAGATCGAGGTGCCGGTCGCCGGGCTGGCCGTGACTGACATCGGCAAACTGGTTTATGCCAGTGACAGCGGCACCTTTGCCCTCACGGCCGCCGGCAACAGTTTGATCGGCCATGTCCATCGTTTTGTCAGCGGTGGCGTGGGCATCGTCAAGTACGCCGCCCAGGCTATCGCGGCCGCGTAATCGCGCGCCCATCTGTCACCTACATCAGGAGAATCACCCATGGGTGCTGAAGTACTTTCCAGCCGTGCCGTCATCGGCACGTTTTACGAACTGCTCGAGCAGAACACCGGGACCAGCTGGATCGACGTCTTGTCGAACCTGTTCGACTCCGACCAGGCCAAGGAAACCTATCCGTGGATCGGCAGTGTGCCGACCTTGCGTGAGTGGATCGGTGGCCGGCATGCCAAAGGATTCATTTCTGCCGACCTCGAAATCGAAAACCTGCACTTCGAAGCGACCATCGAAGTACTGGTCAAAGAGCTGCGTCGCGATAAAACCGGGCAACTGCGCATCCGCCTCGGTGAGTTGGCCGACCGTACCAATTCGCACTGGGCGCGCTTGTTGTCGGCGCTGATTCTTAACGGTGAAAGCCAGGTCTGCTACGACGGCCAGTACTTCTTCGATACCGATCATGAAGAAGGCAAAAGCGGGGTGCAGTCGAACAAGATCACCACCGACATCAGCGAGCTGAGCGCCACATTGCATGGCACCCCAAGTCGCCCCAGCCCTGAAGAGTTCCAGCAGGCCGTCGCCAAGTCGGTTACCCAACTGACCAGCCTGAAGGACGATCAGGGCGAGCCGATCAACGAGCTGGCGCGTGAGTTCCTGGTGATGGTGCCATTCAGCCTGCTGAGTGTGGCGCAGTCGGCATTGACCGTGCCGCGTGGTACCAACATCAGCGAAGTCGTCATGCCGGACAACGTCACGGTGCGGGTGATCGGCAACGTGCGCCTCAATGCCTGGACCGACAAGTTCGTCACCTTCCGCACTGATGGCCGCCTGAAAGCGTTCATTCGTCAGCAGGAAACGGACGTGGTGATGAAGGCTAAGGCCGAGGGCTCGGAGTTCGAGTTCGACAACGATGCCCACCAATACGGCGTTGATACCTGGCGCAACGTCGGGTTCGGTCGCTGGCAGTACGGCGTCCTGAACCAGCTGGTGTAAGCCCTCAGGCTTAAATCTCACAGAGGACAACACCATGCCGAAATACCGTGTCGATCAGCCCATCACCCTGTATGGGGGGGAACTGATTCTGACCGATGCTCAGGCCAGTGCGCGAGCGCACAGCCTGGAGCAGATCAAAAAAGGCCGCTACACCATCGTGCAGCCAGTTCAGTTCAAGATTGGGGAGGAAATTGTGATCCCCGGCGAACCGGACAAGGCGCTGGCGCAGCGGGTTTCTCGGATCGAGCGCAAAGCCGGAGACAGCCATGGCGAATAAATCCTACACCGTGCTGTCGGGCTCATTTCGCGACCATAACAACGAAGTGATTGGCGTCGGCGGTACCGTCGTGTTGCCCGATGATGTAGCGCTCCGGTTCCGTAACCAGCTGCTGGAGATCAAACAGGGCTCGGTACCGGTTGCGGTTGCCGCGTCGGCCAAGTCCAGCGGAGCGGCCAAGGATGGCCGCGATGTTTGACGAAGATCTCGCGGGCTTCCTCGAAGATTTCGATGCCGGCGGGTTGGTCGGTGACCAGCCATTTCTAGCCGTTCGGGATATGCCGGACGAGATACGGGCCATGGCCGGCATCAATAGCCAGTCCACCTATTACGAGATCCTGGTCATCACTGCCGAAGCCAAGCGACTGGGCATCGACAACGGAAAGTTGATCACGGTCGGCGGTGTCTCTTTCCGGGTGCGCGACCGACTGATGATCGATGACGGGGCGTTCAGTCTCGTTTCACTCACCGAGATTTAATCATGCCTTCGATTCAGGAACGCATCGTCCAGCGGGCGCAGGCGCTGATTCTGGACGCCGGTACGTTGGTCGAAGATCGGGTGTTTCGCAGCCGCACCGAGGCGTTCACGCGCAAGCAAACGCCGGCGATCGTGATCCGCCCAGATCTGGAAACCACCGAACGTGAGAGTCACACGGTGGACCGCAACCAGTTCGAGTTGTCGGTGGAAATTCTCGCCCGCGAAGACACTGTGACCAGGAACACCTGGGATCAAGTCGCTGATCTGGTCAAGGTCGCCGTGCATGCGGTGCTGATGGGGGAGGACGCGTTTCCCGAAGCTGACCGCGTGCAGCGCTTTTACATCGACTGGATTGAAGAGGAGGGCGACAACACCGCAGGCAACTGCATGGTGCGGTACCGCTTCACCTATCTGTGCAATACCGGCGATCTGACGTCCGGTCCTACCCTTTATTGAGGAACACAACCATGCAAATCGCATTCGGCAGCGGGCTGTTTTATGCCACCCCGCTAATGGACGCCTTCGGTAATGCCATCTCCGCACCGACGCCAATCCTGCTGGGCATCATGCAGGAGGCGTCGGTCGATCTGTCCTTTGACTCCAAGGAGTTGTTCGGTAGCGAGCAGTTCGCGGTCGACGCAGCACGCGGTCAAGGCAAATTGACGGGCAAAGCCAAATCGGCGCAGATCAGCTTGCTGCAGTGGAACCAGCTGGTATTCGGTCAGACGCTGACGACCGGCCAGGTGCTGGTCCATCATGCCACGACCCCGACTGCTATTCCGGTCGCCGCCAAGCTCCTCGTCACCCCACCGGCTGGGGGCTCGCTCTCGGGTGATCTGGGGGTGCGTGGTGCCGGCGCGGTGCCGTTTGTACGGGTGTTGAGTGCACCGACCGCTGGCCAGTACACCTTTGATGTGGCGACCGGCGAATACGGTTTCGCCGCGGCCGATGTGGCCACGCCGGTGTTCATCGACTATCGCTACACCGTGCAGACTGGCAAGAGCCTGTCGGTGCGCAATTTGCCGATGGGTGACATGCCGGTTTTCCAGGGTGAGTTGATCCTGAAGTACAAGGGCAAAAGCATCTATGTCCGCGTCCCCAACTTTGTCAGCAACAAACTGGGCATCGCCACCAAACAGGACGATTACACCATCCCCGACTTTGAATTCACTGGCTATGCCGATGAATTCGGCGAGGTGTGCTACTGGAGTGCGAACGAATGAGTACCGTGAACATTCCGGGTATCAGTTACCCGTTCCCGGGTCAGCCGCTGGTGATTCCGCCGCTGTCGCTGGGAGACCTGGAGCAGTTGTTGGATCGGATCAATGCAATCGTCGCAGGTGGCATGGACCGGGGCAGCATTGCGACGGTGATCGACGCCACCCACGCGGCGCTACGCCGCAATTACCCGGACATGCCGCGCGAGGAGGTGGCGGGTCTGCTGGATCTGCGCAACATGCGCGACGTACTGAACGCCGTGATGAGTGCGTCCGGCATGGAGGCGCAACCGGTGAACGAACAGGGGGAAGTCCCGGCCCCTTCGACTGGGGCCAACTCTACGCTCACCTGATTGCCAGCACCGGGCAAAGCCCAATCACGTTACGGCGTGAGTGGGACATGACGATGGTGGGGCACATGACCGACTACTGGCGTCACCATCCGCCGGTTCATGTGCTCGTTGCCGGTTACATGGGCTACAAACCGGAAACGCATGTTACTGATGCGCCTGATCTGGCGACAAACCTTGAAGCATTGGTCGAGGATCTACGCGACGAGTTGCCAGAGCATTTAAGGAGTGCCTTGGATGCGTTTATTGGGAAGGATTAAGTCGATGTGGGTCACCTCTTACAGGTTGTTGGATAGCATTAGGCGTCGAATTCTAACAATATCCTTTTTTACTGGCGCTGGGCCATTATTGGGCTAGCCTTGATCCAAGGGACTATGTCTAGCGATTTCAAATCTCCCTTAATTCAGCCTAATTGATGTCGGTCAACATTTGCTGTGAGGGCTTTCGTATGTCGGTAATCATAAAGGGATGTATGTTTTTTGCTGTTCTTCTAGGGTTTGTAAATGTATCGGGATGCTCTGGGATAGGGCCGCAAATTGATAATAGGTATACTGTATTTACTCCGGAGTTTGCAGATAATCGAGTTTATTATCTGGGGGCGAAAGGTGCCGGGCAAAACCAACCTCTAGAATCAATAGGAACTAGCTCGCCAAGGGCCGGTAATACTATTGCTCGGAACTCTCCAATTTCTATAGTTCTGAGGTCTGTTGAGATTCCAGCAAAGTATGAAAGTGATGGAAAGGGAGGAGTGAAAAAGGGGGTGGTTACTGAGGATGCGGATTATGCGGTTATTCTCGATGTTGGTACAAAAGCCGATGGGTCATCCAGTTCAATGGTTGTCTGGTATCAGCGTGGTGTCCAGCCTGACCAGTCGCTAAATTTCTCCAATTTGCTTGTTTATTACGAGCCTAGATGGGATGAAAGAGTCGCACCGTTTTTTCGTGTGCGAGTAATGAACGTGACAAAGGAAAAAAATATTGAGACCCGAAAGGCGTTAGAACGAGCACATAATATCGCTGGCTCTGTTGGTGTGATGGCGAAAAATCCAATTGTTACACCCCTGATCGGAATTTCATTTACTGCTGCTGAACTGGTATTTGCTAACAAGGAAAATAAAATGCTTTTGGACTATTCAGTTCAATTGTATTCATCTTCTTCAGCCGCGCAAGCCGGTATGGAACTAGGAACTCTAAAACGTGGTTCGTATGTAGTTGTAGGACGGCCTCCGGCAGAGACTCGTGATTTTTGGAAGGGGCCATTTTCTTACGAGCCAGACAGTCGAGCAATTTTCAGGGGGACGAATGTGATTAATGTCCCAACTGCTTCGCTAACTGTAGGCACTTTCGAGAGTATCGTGCCAACCATCGTTATGGAACGTTCAACAGCTCTCACTGCATTGTTGAGCTCCAATGGCTCTGGGTCAACTGTTGAAGAAATAGAAGATGTTAATAATCGACTTTCCGCGAGTATTGAGGCATTTGCTGCAACGGAAAAAATTCGGAGATATAGAAATCACCAGGATGTTGAAGCTATTTTAGTAAAAATGGATATGGATCCTGTTTTTCAAGGGCGATTAGGATCGGAAGATGTCTTTTTTGTATTGCGCGCAGCAAGCGAATGTTTTGGTGTTAAGCCTTTTGTTTCAGTTAAAGAGGCGATTGATTATAGGACTGCGCATGCGAATGAGAGTTGCAAGGGGGAAGCGTCATGAGGCATGTGGTATTATTATTTATAATATTAATTTTGGCTGGTTGTAGTAGTGGTGGAGCGTTGCACACTTATCCATTCTCTACAACGTCTACAGTTCCTCTAAGTCCAGGCATTCCCCGTTATCCGGAGCTTGGGGATTTTCAGCTTAATGAGGGGACTCCTACAATTGATGCGTTGCTTAAAAGCTTCAGTCATAATGGAACTAAAACTTTCATGGATCGAGGGCTAAGGCAGGCGTATTTTGAAATTTATCCTGGGCGAGCTTGGTGTGATATTTCTTTTAAGAGTGGGTTGGTGAACTATATGTTCGGTGTTCAGTTTGTTCAGGTGTCAGGGGGTGGGGTAACTGCTGTGGTACGAAATATGCGTACGGTTCAAGGTTACCCAGTAGATTCTAAAGTGATGGAAGTAACTCCTAATGTGTATGCCGCTCTGGTAGATGCACAACTTTTCAAGCCAACACTGGCAACCGAGCAAAGTTTAAAGTAGTAGAATTTTTGTAGTTAACCTAGGCTTTTTGCATAGACAGCCCCGCTTCGGTGGGGCTTTTTATTGCCTGCATTTCGAGGTTGCGGCATGGATAGAAACATCGCGTACCAGTTCACTGCCGGGACCCAGGGTTTTGATCGGGCGGTGGATAGCATCGAGCGCAACATGCGAGATGCCCGCAGCACCTTCAATCGCGAGCTGAAGGCGATCAACACCGACATGGTCGGCAGCCAGGTGCAGATCAGTCGTCTGGGTACTGCTGCCAATGATGCCTTCGCCTGGGTGGGCACCAAGCTCAAAGGTGACCTGTTGGCCTTGGGTGCCTCGATGGCGGCGGTGTTTTCGGCCGTGGCGATCAAGGATTTTGTGGCCGATAGCAAAGCGGCCGCTATCCAGCAGGAGGCCGCTTATCGAGGCTTGGAGGCTGTGGCCAACCATGCCGGTGTCGGCATCGGCCGCGCTATGCAGGAAGCGCAGAAGTTGTCCGCTGATGGTCTTCTCAGCGTCGGTGATGCCGCCAAAGCCCTGCAAAACTTATTGAGCCGTGGCTACAACCTGGATCAATCGATCGCGGTCATCAACCGCCTGAAGGATGCGGCGGCCTTCAACCGTCAGGCCAATCTCGGTTTGTCCGAAGCGGTATTAACAGCCACCGAGGGTCTGAAGAACGAAAACTCGGTACTGGTCGACAACGCGGGCGTGACAAAAAACGTCGCCAAGATGTGGGACGAGTACGCCAAAAGCATTGGCACCACGCGCGATAAGTTGACCGAATCCCAGAAGGTCCAGGCTGAATACACCGGCATCCTCAAGGAAACCGAAGCTCAGGTCGGCAATGCGGACAAAGCGGCGAAGGGGCTCACCGGTAGCCAGGCTGAACTGGACGCCAAAAGCAACGAGCTGAAGGTCACCGTCGGTACCATCCTTGAGCCCGCGTTCATCAGTCTGAACAAGACCTTGGCCGAGACGGCGAGCTGGTTCAACGGCCTACTCAAGAGCATGACCGGTGTAGGGGTAACGGTCGACGAGGTCAGAGGCAACATCGCCCGACTTGAGGCTTCTTTGGCGAATCTCAAAGAAGGCCCGCGCGGCGGCGGTGCCAGGGGGCCGCTGGAAGGCACACTGCAAGAGCAGCGTCTGCTCTTGGAACAGCTGCAGTTGTCATCGGACAAGATCGACGATGTCGACGCAGGCATGAAGACGCGCCTGGCGCGCATTGAAGAGCAACGGCGCAAAGTGGCCGCGATGGCCGCGACCGGCGATACCGCCTTGTCCACTAAGCAGCAAGCCCAGTTGCGTCCCACGGCCTATGGTCTTGAAGTCAGCCGACTGACCAAGCTTGAAGAGTCGTATGCGGCCGCCATTGAGCGGCGCAAGGAGCTGCAAAAGGGAACAGAACCACCGGCCAAGCCCGAGCCCGAAGTCAGCAGCGGCGGTGCCGCCAAGTCCCGGGTCAGTCAGTGGTCCGAGGTACTGGAAGCGCAGAAGGTCGCCCACGCGCAACAGCAGGCGGATCAAGGCACCTACTATCAGTTTTCGCTTCAGCAAGAGGTTGAATACTGGCAGGGAATTCTCAAACGTACTGACCTGAGTGCATCCGAACGTCTCGGCGTTCAGCGAAATTACCTGGCCGCGCTGACGGCCATGCGGCGTCAGGACGAGGGTAAAGCGTTCGCGGATCTGCAGGCTCAGGCGCAGCAGTATCGCAACAACATGGATGCGCGGTTGCAGATCGCCCAGCAAGCACTGGAGCGCAGCCGGCAGCTGTATGGTCAGGACAGTCAGGAGTATCGGCAGGCGGCGGCAGAAGTGGTCGCGATCGAGCGGGAGAAGCAGCAGCAGATTGCCAACATGAAGCAGCAACAAGTTGCTGCTGATCAGCAAACCCGGCTCACGGACATTGCCCATGCCGAACAAATGGCGCAACTCGACCTGCAAGCCAATCTGATCACTCAGGGGCAATTGCTACAGGCGCAAGCCGAGTTCGAGCAGCAGCGTTATGCGATTGAAGCGGCTGCATTGGCGCAGCGAAAAGCCTTGCTCGATCAAGATCCGGACCGCAATCCGGTCGCCCTGCAGCAGGTTCAGCAACAGATCCTGGCGCTGGAGCAAACGCATCGCCACAGCATGGCGGTCATCGGCCGGCAGCAAACGATGGAATCCCAGAGCAACTGGTCCGGCATGCTCGGCAGCATCCAGTCGAGTTGGACCGGCGGCCTCAACGGCATCCTGTCCGGGACGATGAGCACTCAAGGTTTACTGCAGGGCATCTTCGGCAGCATCGGTAGCGCGTTCATCGAGAACATGGTGACCAAGCCATTGATGGCCTGGATGTTCGGGGAAACCGCCAAGACCGGTGCGACGGTGGCCGGCGTTGGTGTGCGTACCGCTGCCGAGGCAGGTGGTGCGGCCATGTCCGTGGCGATCTGGGGGGCCGCCACGATGAAGAACATCATCGCCAGTGCCTGGCAAGCGATGGCCGGCGCCTTCGCGGCCATGTCGGCGATTCCTATCATCGGTCCCGTGCTGGGTGTCGCGGCCGCTGCGGCGGCCGGCGCCTTCGTGTTTGGTTTGGTGAAAAACGTGGCGTCGGCCGAAGGCGGCTACGACATTCCGGCGGGTACCAACCCGATGACCCAACTTCACGAACAGGAAATGGTGCTGCCCAAACAGTACGCCAACGTCATCCGCCAGGCGGCGAATGGCGACGGGCAACTGGGGGGTGGTGGCACCTACCACTACAACGATTACAGCGGCCGGATGACGCCGGCAGACATCCGGCGCAATGCCCGGGCGTTTGCCGAAGAAATGCAAAAAATGCGGCGCAACGGTGCCATCAAGGCATAGGGGGAATCATGCCATTAGGTCCGTTCTGGCCAGCCCGCTGGATCGCCAGTTATCCAGACGTGGGTGAGGTGAGCGATGGGGTGTTGCCGCGCATGCCGGGGCAAACACTGCTGTCGAAAAAGGCACCGGAGTGGAGCACGGGGGTGCAAAAGGCGGCCAGCGGCCGGCGGCGCACCACCGCGTACTACTCGGCGCCCTTGTGGTCGTTCCAGATCAGCTACAACGCGGTGCGCAAACGGCCGGGGCTGGATGAGTGGACGCGGTTGATGGACTTCTTCAACAGCCGCAAAGGCCAGTTCGGCGAGTTCCTGTACTTTGATCGCTCCGATCACCTGGTGAAACTTCAGCGGTTCGGTACCGGCGACGGTACCACCGTCACCTTTCAACTTTCCCGTGCCATCGGCAGTTGGATCGAGCCGGTGTATGGCGTCGTCAACATTGATGCGCTGACAGTCGGTGGAGCACCTGTCTCGGCCTACAACGTGGACGAGCTGGGGCGCATCACTTTTGCCGTGCCACCTCCCAACGGGGCGTCACTGGTGTGGAGCGGCGCGTTCTATTTCCGCTGTGCCTTCGATGCCGACTCGCTGGATGGCACCCAGCCGTTCCGGACGATTTGGGAAATGAAGAACATCGCCTTTACGAGTATCAAACCATGATCGATGCCAGCCCAGAGTTGAAACAGTTCCTGGCCACGGCGCGCAGCTTCGTGATGGCCGACCTGTACACGATTGCCTTGGCCAGCGGCCAGGTGCTGCGTTACACCGATGCCGGCCTGCAGATTTACCACGCCGGACAGAACTACTCGGCCAGCGGCCCGCTGATCAAGCGGACCGGGGTGCGGGCGGTGCGCGGCATCGAGGTGGATACCTTGAACGTCACCTTCACCGCCGGCCTGAACGACACGGTGTTGGGGGAGTCGGTGCTGCCGTTCATTGCTGGAGGCGGCTTCGATGGCGCGACGTTGATTCTGGCACGGGCCTTCATGGCGGATTGGGGGCAGCCGGTGATTGGAACGGTGACGCGCTTCATCGGCCGGGTGGCCGAGGTCGATCCCGTCGATCGTGAGCAGGCAACGGTGACGGTCAAGTCGCCGATGGAGTTGCTGGATACCAAAGTCCCTCGGGGTGTGTATCAGCCGTCGTGTTTGCGCACTGTGTACAGCGCCGATTGCGGGGTGAATCGGGCGTTGTTCCAGACAGCGGGCACCGTCCAGGCCGGCAGCAATACCGCCCTGCGGATCAACTCCAACGTGATGGCGGAGCAGGGCTGGTTTGACCAGGGGGTGATTCGCTTCGTCAACGGGGCGAATGCCGGCGTGGCACGCACAGTACGCCGACAGACCGGAGACGGCGCGGTCACGATGATCCTCGGCGTGCCCGCGGTGCCCGTCCCGGGTGACCAGTTCCTGATTTATCCGGGCTGCCCGCGCACGCTGGATGCCTGCACCAACAAGTTTGGCAACCGCGCACGTTATCGCGGCATGCCCTTCATTCCGGTCGCGGAGACGTCCATATGAATGCGCTTGAAGCTCAACAGCGGGCGGCCGTGGTGGCCGAGGCCGAACGCTGGCTTTGTACGCCGTACCAGCACCGTCAGCACTTGCTGGGTGTTGGTGTCGACTGTGCCTGGCTGCTGATCGAGGTCTACAACGCAGTCGGGCTAATGCCCTTGATTGACCCCGGACCCTATGCCCAGGACTGGCACCTGCATCGCAGCGAGGAGCGCTACCTGGACTGGCTCGACCGGTACGGCCACCCGGTGGAGACACCACAACGCGGCGACATGGCGGTGTGGCGTTTCGGCCGCACGTACAGCCACGGCGCGGTGGTGATCGATGAACACCGGGTCATCCATGCCTACCGCGATATCGGCGTGGAATACGCGGACATGCGCGAGGAACGGCTGGCCAGCCAGCTGGTGCGTTATTACACACTCAACCTATATGGAGTCAGTGATGGGGGGCAGCAGTAGCACCATTTCCACCAGCGCCACGCGCATCAATGCGCTGCAAGTGCAGAGCAGTGCCAGCGGCAAGCCGATCGCCTGGATCGCCGGCCGAAATCGCATCAGCCCCAACCTGATTTACTACACCGACTTCGAAGCCGTGGCGAAGACCACGAAGAAGAAATCGGGTGGCAAGGGCGGCGGCGGGGCGACGCAAAAAGACACCACCTACACCTACTACGCGGCACTGATCCTCGCGATCGGTCGTGGGACGTTGGGGGCGGTTCACCGCGTTTTTCGTGACAAGGAAGTGTTTACTGAAACGGTCATCAACGGGGTGACACAGTCGGCCTTGGCGCAAGCGGGGTTCAGCTTTGCCCGAGGTGACCGGGACCAACCGGTGTGGGGCTTTCTTCAAACCAAGCATCCCGCCGAGGCCATCGCCTACGCGGACACCGCCTATGTGTATGCCGGTCGGTACCTGCTCAACGATAGCGCCGGGGTGCAGAACCACACGTTCGAGGTGGACGGTCCCTATCAAGTGCCGGGGCTGCCGGACGCCAATCCCGGGGAGTTCTTGCCAGGGTTACTGCTCGATCCTCTGGACGGCATTGGATTCCACCCATGGTGGGTGGCCGACCTGAGCAATTATCGCAATTACTGTCTGGCGGAAAACCTGTTGTTGAGCCCGGTGCTCGACGAGCAGTCACCGGCCAGTGAAGCGATCGCTCGCTGGCTGCAACTGACCAACAGCGAGTTGGTCTGGTCGGCCGGTCAGCTCAAGGTCATTCCCTATGGCGATCAGGTCGTGACCGGCAACGGCGTGACCTGGTACCCGGATGTCACGCCCGTGGCAGACCTGACCGATGATGATTTTCTGGCCGAGGAAGGCGAGCCACCGGTCTCACTTAAGATCAAGAGTCAGGCCGACAGCTACAACGAAGTCTCGCTGGAGATCCTCGATCGCGCTCACGAGTACAACACCGATGTGGTGCGCGGCACCGATCAGGCGGCCATCGAGCAGTTCGGCTCGCGACCGATGGAGACGATCAAGGCCTATGAGATCTGCGATGTGGCGATCGGCGCGCATGCCGCGCAGTTGCTGGTGCAGCGCAAGCTGTACGTGCGCAATGAATACCAGTTTTCCCTGGGCTGGCAGCATGTGCTGCTGGAGCCGATGGATCTGGTCACCATCACCGAACCAGGCCTAAACCTGCAGCGTCGACTGGTGCGGCTCATTTCCGTAGAGGAAGACGAAGAGGGCAAATTGGCGGTGGTCGCCGAGGATGCGTTGTTGGGTGTCGGCAGCGCGCCCAATTACCCGGTGCAAAGCAAAAGCGGCTTTCAGGGCAATCAGAATGCGGCACCCGGTCCGGTACTGGCGCCGATCATGTTCAATCCACCGGAAAGCCTGTTGCTCGCCGGTGAGTTGCAAGTGTGGGGCGCCGTGGCCGGTGCGAGCCCCAACTGGGGTGGCTGCGAGATCTGGATCAGTGCCGACGGTGACAGCTATCGGATGGCTGAAACCATCTATGGTCGGGCGCGTATGGGGCAGCTTTCCGCCGCCCTGGCCGCCGGCAACGATCCGGACACAGTCCATACCTTGTCCGTGCAGCTGGCGGTACCGGACGAACTGACGGCCGCGACTACTGCCGAGGCTGACAGCGGCGCCACCCTGTGCTGGGTGGATGGAGAACTGCTCAGTTATCGCGATGCCACGTTGACCGGCGTGGGGGCCTATCAGTTGGGCTACCTGCGACGTGGGCGGCTGAGCTCGGCGGTGGCCAGTCATCCAAGCGGAGCACCGTTTGTGCGCCTGGACGACGCGGTCTGGAAATACAGCTATGCCTGGGATCAGATCGGCAGAACGGTGTGGGTCAAGTTTCGCTCGTTCAACGTGTACGGTCGGGCGTTGGAGGATCTGGCGGACGTCACGGCCTACAGCGTCACCTTGTCGCCCGCGCGGGTAGTACCTGCGCCGGCGCAGAACCTGGCATTGGTCGGCTCATTCGAAGCACCGTACTTCACCATCAGCTGGACGGCGGGGGCTCGCGCGGAGGATCGACTGGTGCGGATCCGCAACGCGGGCAGCAATGCGCTGCTGCGTCAGGTGACGACCACCAGCACGGCCTTCACCTACCAACGCGACGATGCGCTGGTCGATGGTGCGCTGATTCGCAGCTACCGCGTCGAGATCATCGAGCGCAACGCCGCTGGCAGCGCTCCGCTGGCTTCGCTGTTGGTCACCAACTTGGCACCGGCGGCCGTGAGCGGGATAGCGGCCACCGTGAACGGTACCACGGCTGATGTGAGTTGCGATGCAAGCAACGCTGCAGACACTGCCGGTTACCTGTTTGTGTACTCAACGGCCGCCGATTTTGATCCGGCCATTGCCGGAACCGTTGGCTACCAAGGCGTGTCCCGGACGGCGCAGATCACTGGCTTGACCGTCGGCACTACGTACTACCTTTGCGCCGCCGCTTACGACACCTGGAGCAGCACCCGCAGTCAGCTCAACTTTGCCCCGGCAGTTACCTTCAACACTTGATAGAGACTCGATATGCAACCTATTCAATTCTTCGCCGCCAGGGCTGAGGACGGCGCTCTGCTGCCTGGTGCAACGATAAACGTGTACATCAGCGGTACCTCGACTCTGGCAAATTTGCACAGTGACGAAAACACGTCTGTGCCGCTGGCGAATCCTGCGTATGCCGATGCCAATGCGGGAGTGTTCTTCTATACGAAAGAGCGAAAGATTGACGTTGCGATCAGTCGTGGTGGTTATGTAGCGCCGTTGTTGCGGGGGATCGTCACCACCGACCCCGGCGACGTTTTGAACGCGTCGGTCTCCGCTGCCGACCGTGCGGAGGCCGCCAGGGATGCGGCCCAGCTGTCGTCGGGGATCTACCCCAATACCTCAGCGGGCATCAGCAACACCGCATCCGGTCGCTATTTCAGTGTGCCAAGCCCTGAGTGGAGTCAGTCGCTGATCCTGTATTTGAACAACGGCGGCGTGCCACTTGAAATTAAGCGTTACCCAAGCAGCGCCATTCTGGACATTGCTCGGCGGAGTAACTACCAGTTGTCGGGGCGCACGACGAAGGTCGAGAAAGCTGCCTCGAGTCTGGATTTCACGGTGAGCTGGGGCCGGCTCTACTTCTTTACCGGCACCGGCAAGGCGCGGGCCAACGTTCAAGCTGTGACTGACCTGGTGGTGCCGGACGGTAAATGTGCTTATGTGGATCTGGCCGAACCCTTGGTCGGCGGCGAGTACCTGGTGCACGTGTCGTCGCTCCCTCTGACGGCGATTGCTAACCCGCCAGGGTCCTACATCGAAGACAGCAAAATTATTCTGTTCACCTGCCTGAACGGCATCGTCGGTGGGGCGCTGTATCCCCAGTACCACTCGGTGGGCGATGGGGTGGTGTCGCGTACGGCGTTGACCGGCTCGTTGCAGAACACCCTGGACCGGGCCGGCTGGCACGTGGTCGGCCGAGCCACCAAACTGCAGCGCAACGTAGGTACGCCAAGCACCTACTCAATCAGTTTTTCGGAACTGACGGTCACCGGTGGTTTGACCTTTTCGTCGAAAAAGGTAGCCCCGGTCAGTGGTCAGAATGTGCCGTTCGGCGAAGCGCTCTATGTGGATCTCGACAGTGCTCCCAATGAGAGCGGTCAGCTGGTTCCGCAAGTCACGACTGGTGGTTTTACGGCCGGGATGTTGGCCTCCGGTGCGTTCGTCACGGATCGCAAGGTGTATCTGTTCATCAACGGCACCTCGGGTCTGGGTGGCCCGCTGGCCCGGCAGGAAGCCTCCGTTGATTCCATTGATCAGACGTTGAAGAACCGCACGGTGCGTGCGGCCTATCAGGTGATTGGTGACATTGGCCGGTTCCTTCTCAGCGGAACGGCGTGCGTCATGTCGTTCGGCGATCTTCGTGTTGCGCGGGGGGTGGGCAATACCACTCTGGTGATCGCGGGTCTCACGGATGTGACGGTCCCCCAAGGCCAGGCGCTTTACGTCGATCTGGGCGCCGAGCTGGTCGGCGGGAAGTTGGTGGCCGAGGTCACCACCGCCGGCTATTCGAGTGTTGGCGGTAGCATCGCTTCGGGTGCATTCGTCGATGACAATAAGCTCTACCTGTTTATCAATGATGCGACCGGGTATGGCGGTGCACTGGCCAACCGAAGGCCGCTGAACACGTACCTGGGCGAAGTCTGGCTCAAACAGGCGCCGATCAAGATCACCTTTGACCCAGCTACCCGAACGCTGACCTGGGACAACTATTTGATTCTGCCCTCTAACAGTGGGCAGGGGCGCATCAAGCTCGCCCCAGGCTCGTTTTCTTTCACCAGCACCGGCTTCAACGTTGCCTACCTTGACCTATCGGCCACGGTAACGACCGGCGACACCCCTGCTACGGCAGTAAAGGGAGGGGTGTATTACGAGTCTCCCAGCCCTGACCGCTTTCGCGGCCTGCCCAATCAGCTGCCGATGTTTTACTGGAACGGCGCTAACGACTTCGGCTCGCTCTGTGGTTTTCCGCGTGCCTCCGAGCCGGGCGCGACCGTGGTTACGACGCTGGCGCCGGATGATGTCGTGGTCAAGGTCGGGGCGACTCTGGTCAGCGCCTTTATCAAAGGCAGCAAGGCCACCTCGAAAAAGTATTTGGAGTTCACTCTGGGCTATGAGTACAAGCCGTTTGACCCTACTGGGGCGGATGCCTATGGCAATGCGGATTTGTGGCGGTTGAAGCACGCCTACGAGGCTGACTTGGACCCGGTGGCGATCTCGTTCGTCCGCTCACGTTCGGGCAAGGCGCTGCTCAATGGTGGCGAAATTACTTGCGCGATCAAGGAGCAGGGGGCGCCGGACTACATCGGTGGCTTTCACGGCGATGAGGTCAAGAGCACGGCGATATTACTGCTCGATGGCGTCGAAATCCCGATGGGCACGGTGGCGACCTACGTCGGCAAGAAGTTGCAGTATGTCCAGCGCTCGACGCTGTTCAAGTGCAACACCCAAACGGCTGTGGCCACGAGGTCGCAGAGCTTGGTGCTCAGTCATGAAAATGGCCACGCGAAGATCGACATGTCGCAAAAGGTCGTGTGGTCGCAATCGCTGGTGCTGGAGGCCGCAATGCTCACCATGCTGCCGATCAAGCGTCTACTGGATGACTCGACGGGCGAGGTGATTACCAATACCGCGCTGCGCTCGCCCTATGTTGGCAAAGAGGATGTGTCTGTCGAGGGCTTTCCGCAGGTAGCCACTTTGGGGTGGTTGCCTGATTCCCAGATTTGGGGGCCTACCGGGATCTCCGCGAGCGTTCAGATCTTGAAGCATCCAGGGTATGCCGATTGCGGTTTCTTTGTGGCCAACGCTCCGTTCTACAACAAGGACTATTACAGCGTTGCCGGTAGCGCGGTCAGCACCATGGGCGGGGTAACGCACACCACTCAGCCCGGGGAAACCTGGAACGTGGATAGCGTCATCAAGATGACTACCAATCTCTGATCTAGCGCGAGGCAGGGACGGAAGTCCGTCCTGCAGTGCCGTTTCGTAGAAGAGCCATGCCCGCCGAATGCGGGCTTTTTTTCGTCTGGAGAAAAGTGATGACTGCAACAGAAAGAGACTGCGACATCCTTGCACGCACGCTGTGGGGTGAGGCCCGTGGTGAAAGCCTAGCCGGCCAGATCGCGGTGGCCTGGACGATCCGCAACCGCGTGAACGACGGCAAGGCCAAGTCGTGGTGGGGTGAGGGCTATGCCGGTGTGTGCCAGAAGCCGTACCAGTTCAGCTGCTGGAACAGGAACGACCCGAATTACGTTTACCTGAGCGGCGCGAAGCCGATCCCATTCCGTGAGTTCGCTCAAGCGCAGATTGCCGCTGACCAGGTGCTGGCCGGCAAGGTGCCGGATCCCACCGGTGGTGCCACGCATTACTACGCGACCACGATGCCCAAGCCACCCGTGTGGATAAAGGACGCCAAGCAGACGCTGAAGCTCGGGCGTCACATTTTCTTCAAGGATGTGCCGTGACCCCGCGGCACTGAAGTTTGCGTATTACCAGGTCGCGCTGAAGGCGCTGGCTTTTACCTTTCCCAACACCCGAGGCAACAAAATATGCAACTGATTAGTAATTGGAAAAATGCTTTGAAGATGTCCAGCGTTCAGGCTGGCGGTGCGATTGCAGCGCTGGGTATTGCTGAGCAGATGCTGCCTCAGTTGCAGGCGGTACTGCCGCCTGCAGCCTACGGTGTTCTGGGCATCCTGGTGATGCTGGCTCGGGTGATCCTGCAACCCAAGCTGAGCAACTAAGGAGGGACTGGCGCGAGCTCAAAGAATGGTCGCCATCACCGACACCGGTGCCCAAGGATTGCTCGCCCTGGCTGCGTGTCAGGCCTATGCGCGGGCGCTAATGACGGATTTACCTGTCGCCCGTTAACCCGACGGGCTGATCTTGGCCGGTGAGGGCGCGTAGCTTTGTGGTGAGCTCGCTGATGTGCTTGCCCTTGGCCATCAACTCCCAGTTACACCGGGTCTCGATCTCGGTCGCGTGTCTGTTCGCATTTGCCGCTTCAGCTTTGGCAGTGGCCAATTGAGAACGAAGCGTATCTCGCTCATTGGCAGCTTCGGTGTGCATCTCAACTAGCTTGAAGATGTTTTGTCGGGCCTGGCGTATTTGCAGCATCAGTTCCTGAATTTCGTTCTCGAGCATTCGAAGCTGATGCCGGCAGGTATCGAGCGGCGTCGGGCAGCCAAGCCAGTCGCTGGTATCTTCGATTTCGTACGGGTCCACGGTCACACCTTACAGATGCTGGTTTTATATACAGTAGTTGAGGCGTGACGATTAGGCGAGATCAAGGTGACGAGCTGCTGGGGCATCCCGGCTTCGTAGCCTCAACACTAAAGTTAAAAAGAGCGACCGAGCTGGGTGCGTCAACACCCAGCCTGGCCGCCGTCCCTGCAGATTGTCCCTGCAAGTCCAGCCAAGGCTCTTGCTCCGTGCACAAAGCGCGGCGAGCCTAGCACCTGTTTATATATACAGTAAAGGTCTTGCTATCTATGTCCACACCCATCATTCCTTGGATGGGCGGCAAACGCCGCCTGGCCGACCGCCTCATTCCGCTTTTTCCGCCTCACGAGTGCTACGTCGAAGTCTTCGCCGGCGGTGCCGCGCTGTACTTCATGCGGCCCCAGGCTGCTCCCGTTGAAGTCCTTAACGACATCAATGGCGACCTGGTGACGCTGTACCGCGTCGTGCAGAATCATCTCGAAGAGTTCGTGCGCCAATTCAAATGGGCGCTCAGCTCGCGCCAGGTGTTCGAGTGGCAGAAGATGACCCGCCCAGAAACCCTCACCGACATCCAGCGCGCCGCCCGATTCTTCTACCTGCAGCACCATGCCTTCGCTGGCAAGGTCACCGGGCAAACCTTCGGGACTGCGACCACCGGCCCGGCCATAAACCTGCTGCGGATTGAGGAAAATCTCTCGGCTGCTTGGCAGCGCCTGTCCGGTACCTACGTCGAAAACCTCCCCTGGCTTGAATGCGCCGAACGCTACGACCGTGCCCACACCTTCCACTACATGGACCCGCCTTACTGGCAAACCGCCGGCTACGGGATAGACTTTCAGTTCGAGAACTATGAACGGATGGCCGACTTTATGCGTCGCTGCAAAGGCAAGGTAATGGTCAGCATCAACGATCACCCGGACATCCGTCGGGTCTTTAAAGGCTTTCATTTTGAGCCCCTGGAAATCCGCTATTGCAATACGAACCAACGGCAGGGGAAGGCCGCGGTGAGCGGCGAATTGATCATAATGAATTGGGAACCGTTAGCGTTGGGAGGTTTGTTTTGACGGGCGCTTCAAGTGTTCGTGAGGTTTTAAATGATCGGTTGCGACGTGGTTTGTCGTGCAAATGTTATGTGTTGTCAATCTGGTCGCGAGACGAAATATTGATGTGGTAAGGGGGGCGGTTGCATATAGTATATTTTTAAGGGCTAAAATTTTAGGAAGGTTAGTTAATATGGATTTAAATGAGCTTTTTTCATCTGTAGAGTTCACGATGCTTGCAAAGTTTAAAGAGTCCGGCTTTATCAAGCATAGTGGTGATAAGGGTGAGAATAGAGAGGAGTTTATTATTGAGTTTCTGAGGCAGCACTTACCTAAGCGATATGGTGTCACTAAGGGTGAGGTGATTACTAAGGGTGGGCAACGCTCTCATGCAATTGATATTATTATATATGATGCTGTTAATTGTCCTGTTTTGTATGCAGGAAAAACATCTATACTGCCAGTTGAAGGTGTGTATGGAATAATAGAGGTCAAGTCATCTCTTTCTAAAGCTGAATTTGATGACGCAGCAAAAAAAATCACATCCTTTAAAAAGCTCGCCCCTAGAGATCTGGGTATAATTTCAACTCGGGAATATGCCACAATGCATCGTGGCTCCAGGCCCTTTGGTATCGTATTCGGCTTCCAGTTATCTGGGAATTCTCTACAGTCATTAAGTGAGAATTGGATGGCTCACAGTAATACCGTTTATGAGGTGAATTATTTCTGTAATCTGGTGTGCGTGCTCGGAGAGGGGGTCTTGCGGTACGAAAGTGTGAATTTATCGAAGGGAGAAAAACACCTCCTTATAGATACCGATGAGTTTGTAAATCTGGTCGAGACATCGGAAAAGATGCGTGATTACTCAGGGTCGGATGATGATGTGAGACTTAGAATTGTTAAGGAAGATGCTCAGGATCGGGCATTCGGTCGGTTTTTTACGTATTTATTGATTATGCTGGCAAAGATGAAATTAAATGTGCCTGACTTGGGTCAATACATAGATCCGAGTCTGCCAATCACTGCTTTTAGGGAGTAATTATGGCAGAAATAGATCCTGAAGAACCGTGCCCCTGTGATTCGGGTTTGCTTTTTAAGGAGTGTCACGGTCCAAAAGTCAAAAAAAAGAAGATGCCAGAAATTACGCGGCGAATGGCACTGAAAGTAATACCGGAGCCTGCCCCCAATACGCGCACTGTAGTTAACTGTGTCGGGGAGTCGACAGTTGTGTTTATTAGTCATGAGGAGGGTCTTGCTTTAGTGTGCGGCAACTGTGCCTCGGATTTGGTTGTAGGTATGAGGAGGGCTGCTATTAGGGATGTTGTTCTTTGTTGCAATAAATGTGGTGCATTTAATGAAACTTAGTTCTGCTTCGGTATAACTAGCAGTTCAACACAATCGGGGTGTGATTGATGTTGTATGGAATCCATATTGGTCATGTCCTCAATGGAGCCTAGCTCCTTTTCTACGTCTCTGGATTGGTGTTAATGCATATCATCACGGCTAACTCGAGGATGTCCTTGTTCCTGGAAATGAGGTTTTCAGGTCAAGTGCTGGCAAAGGGTACGGGGTTTATAGTGGAGATGGGCGGTAGCTACTTCTTGATCACAAACCTCCATAACGTCACCGGAAGAGATCCGGTCACGGGAAAATGCCTTGATGATAAAACGGCAGCTGTGCCGAATGAGGTGGCCGTCTATGTAACAAGCCATTCACCAACTGTTGAAGGGTGCCGCCCGGTTGTAATTCCTCTTCTCGATGGTGATGACAGCCCTCAGTGGGTAGAACATCCCGAACTCAAGGGTCGCGCAGATATGGTAGCGATCCGTATCGTGCATGAGGATGACATGATCTTGTTGCCCTATGCCCTCACGGAGACTCCTAATTTTGAGCGCAAGCCGTCCATGCAGGTCAGTGTTATCGGGTTCCCATTTGGGTTGAGCGGTACGGGTAAGGTCGCAATATGGGTTAACGGTACGATCGCTTCGGAGCCTTGCATGGATTTTGATGGTTTACCTCTTTTCCTGATCGATGCTCGTACCCGGAGTGGGCAATCAGGATCTCCAGTCATCGCGCACTCCACTCTTCTGGGTATCTATAGTGGAAGAATCAACGCCGAGTCTGATCTGGGTAAGGTTTGGAAAACTTCCGCCATTCTAGAGCTGGTCCGGCATGCTGCCGCTCTATCGGTCAATGCTTAGGGCAAATTTAGGGCAAACTCGGGGCCGCAACAGACCGTAGGACGCCACGAGTATAGGACGAGAGCCCCGTATTTCTTGGCCTGAAGCGGCCCAGAGGGATGCAAGAAGGGGTTCGAATCCCTAGCCACTGACACGGGAGTACGGCGAGGTAGGTCGCTGGTACTTCTAATTGAACAACAAGGAATCCCCCTTGTTCTGTATCGACCCCACCACCGCCCAGGAGCGACCGCTATGCCGATGATCGACAGTGAGCACCTCAAGTACGAACTGGACGCCGTGAAGCGCGTGCGCAATGCCCTGGTGGAGCACAAACGATGACCAGCCCGAGCGACCGCGCTTGGCATCAGGCCGAAACCACGCGCTTGCTCGAAGCCTATGCCGAGGCGACCAATAAGCTGGCCTGGCAGGTGCAGCAGCAAGTCGAGCGGGCCGGGGGCTGACGGCCGCCGCGAAACCGCATCTGACAACTTTTCGCGCAGATAGAAAGCAACGCCCCACCACGCCACCGGTGACTACACTGGGGCAAACCCCACAAGGAGCAACACCGATGGCCATTGAAGATATTAAACAACTGCGCACCGTCAACGGCGTGACTCAAGCGCAAGGCCTGCTTGATCAGGGCTGGCAGATTCTCGCCGTGTGCGTGATGCAGGACGGCAGCAGCCAATATGCCGAATACCACCTAGGCAAACCGGCTGAGCCAGTCCAGCCCAAGGGCGAGTACCGCGACGGCGAATGGATCGCAGCGGAGGAGTGACCGCGCGTTACGCATAACGGGATGTTTGATAATGTCCTTTATCACATATAGATAGGGAAACCCTGATGAAGCTCGATAAAGACCTGGTGCGCGAGATTTTGTTGGCCATCGAGGCCCATGACCAGCCTCCGCTCGGTTGGATGACACTGAAGCTTGCTGGCTACTCCCCGGAGTTCGTTTCGTATCAGGTCATGCAGTTGCACGACGCAGGTTTCATCGTTGGTGAGAAACTTGGCGGCATGAATCATTTCGAATGGCAGCCCAAGCGACTGACCTACCAAGGCCATGAGTTCCTCGACACCGTGCGAGACGGCGAGGTGTGGCGGCGCACCAAAGCTGGAGCGGAACAAGCCGGAGGCGCTGGACTGGGGTTTCTCCTGGAGATCGGGAAAGCCTACGGCAAACAGGTATTCAAAGAACGGCTGGGGATCGAGCTGCCATGAACGACCTGGTGCTGTCGCCCTCGATCTCGGCATAGGTTCCGGCGCAGGTCAGTCAGGCCGGCGAGCATGTCAGCATGCGTTTTTTGGAGTTCTTCACGGCCACTATTCGCAATGCCAATACCCTGCGCGGGCGGTGAATGAATTTCTGACCTGGTGCCAGATCGTAGGCGTCTCCGATTTGGTCGGAGTCGCGATGAGCGCGGCCGACCCTCGCCGCGCTGAACCTGCCGCACGCGGTCCACACCCAGGCGCTGAAACTGCTGCAGCGCATCGCCCAGGCTGGCCCCGCGCCGAGTGCCAGCGCGCGGCGGACCGCGTCTATTCCTCCGGAGTCGCAGAAAAACAGAAACAGACACCTGAACAGACACCTAATTGAAGCGGGATAGGCTGGAGGCCTTGAAAATAGTGGAGCGGGTGAAGGGAATCGAACCCTCGTTATCAGCTTGAGAAGCTGACGCTCAGGCTCGTACAGGGTGGAGTGTAAAGATCCTTTGACGCCTGCAATCTCAAAACTCGACGGAGATAAGTGCGTTATGCAGGGCCTTCAAGTTCGCTCATTATCAATGTACAAAAATCGTCTTGAATGATGTTCATTATTTCTCGAATCGCAGGCATTATAAAATCGCCATTTTGTCGGCCCTGCATTATTCCAAGCCAATATGTTGGGTGATACCGCGACAAAGTTCCTAAGAAAAAGGCCAAGAGAAAATAACGGCCTATTTTAGAAATGTGAATTTCATTTTGAAATGGTGAAATTAGTGCTGAGTACATCTCAGATGTGTTCTCTAGCTGCGGTAAGTCTGCCAGGCAGGATGAGCCCGAGGGATGGTTGAGTCGGTAGCGGGAGTGGCCCAGCGTAGGCACGAAATTGTGCTGATATAATTGTGTGATCTCCAATCTGGCCGGAATCGTTAGCTGTTGCCTAAGAATGTCATCGTCGGGAAGGCCATGGGCTCCAGGGAATATGTCAACGTCCACAAGTTCTGGCCCGATCGCGAATATAAATGAAAGATAGTTGGAGGCGCTTTTGTTAAAGGTTTTTTCAAATATCTCTCTAAGTTTTGGTTCTCTTGAAAGCACGTCTTCAAATGTGATCTGGGTATTGGCGAGTGATTGCGTAGGGTAGCACCTTGGAAGTATTAGCTTGTTTGGATATGGTCCTGTGAATATCCAAGGCATTTCAAAGTTTTTCGTGTGTTCCATTAATGACAAAAATGTGCCATTAGTTACTACAACCGATAACTCCCCCGCTTGTTTTTGCGCCAGTTTTTCACCCCATCCGTTGGTCGATAAGCCGTGCGCTTGCGGTAGGGATGATTCTCGGAAGGTTGATGATAGCAAGAGAATTAATCCGCGGCTGAGGGCTAGTACCCCATAGTATTGCAGTACTGGCCGGACCAATAATCCAGCATTTGTAGCAGCGCTGAAGTACTCGCGACCTTGAGCTATTGCTGAAACTATTTCTTGTGCTTTGCCGGAGTTCAGCTCTCTACCGTGTCTCCTGTTGAAAAGGTTCTTCACCAAATCCGTGCTTTCATACAGTGATAATCGTGCCCAGCTGTCCATATTCTTCCTCCATGACTGTCATGTTCTGCCCTTCAACATGCCTCTAAGTTTCTCTTGGTTGACGTTTCGAGGCTGAGTGGGCTCAATCAGTCTACGATTCTTCACCGCGCTCGCTCTACCCTCATGCAGCTCCTCCGGGCTTGTGATGAATAGCCGTCACTCTGGCGTCATCATCACCGCGAGCGTCATCTTGATGAACTCTTCATTCTTGTCGATGGCTTCCAGAGCAGCATGCACGTTGTCGGCAACACCGGCGGCTCCACGCTGCTCGACCCAATTGGTGAGTTCTAGGATGGCGGCTTCCAGGGCGAGCTGGTTTTCGTTGATCTTGAACAGCAGTGAAGGGAGTAGGTCAGAGGTGGGCAT